AAGAGGAAGACGGAGTCTGACGCAGGCTCGATTGCTCGCATCCTCGCGCGTGATCGGAAGCGACCGGCGACCATGCGAATCAACTCATTTGGCGGGCTGGCCTATGATGGACTGGCGATTCACAACGCAATCGCGGACCATGCAGGCCCCACAACGTCTATCATCGAGAGTGTTGCAGCGTCAGCGGCAAGCCTGGCAGCGATTGGGGCTGATACGGTGAAAATGTACGCAAATGCGACGTACCAAATTCACGAGGGCATCGGCTTTGCCTACGGTCACATTGCAGAGATCAAGGAAACGCTGGACTGGCTTGAGAACTTCAACGCGGCTGCTGCTGAAACCTACGCGGCCAAGACGGGCAAGACCGTAAAGGAAATGCAGAAAGCTCTGCTTGGGGCCAATGGCGACGGCACGAAGTACAACGCTCAGCAAGCTCTGGACATGGGTTTCGTTGACGAAATTGTGACTGCTGGTGGAACAAAAAAATCGGCAGCAAAAAACGACACAAGCAAGTTGCAGTCGATGCTAAATTATCGAATTGCAAAATCGGCGTTGACAAATCGCAGGTAAGCTGCTTACAGTTTCGCCACCAGTCAACAGGTTCCAAGAGGAATGAGTTGACGGCAAGATTGAGCAAGTGAAAGATCACAGGCGTCAGTCGTTAGCGTTTTTCGAATCATCGAACAACGCCAGCGGCTGACGCCTTTTGCGTTGGTCCTGGCATCATAGGGGACCAACAATGAACAAGCTGAAAGAATTGCAGGCAAAGCGACAAGCCCTGCTGGATGACGCTCAGAAAATCATCGACGCTGCTGGCGATCAGATGATGAGCGATGAAGATGCTGGCAAGGTCAAGGCTGCGATGGACGAGGCCGACACGGTCGGCAACGAAATTGAAGCTCTGGCAAAAAAATCCGCAGAGCAGGACGAGCTCCGCAGCAAGTTGGCAAACGCCAAAAACAAGCCCGACGATCCCCGTATTCGTTCTCTGCTGAATCGTGGCACACTGGCTCCGCATGTTCCGCACGCTGGCAACGGACCGGCCAAACTGCCGAAAAACGTGCGTTTTCAGCGAGTGCAGAACTTCAAGCAGCTTGAAGACATGGAATCGCCACAGGTTCGAGCATACCGCTTCGGTATGTGGGCACTGGCAACGATTTCACAGAGTATGCCGCATCGGTTTTACTCACAACAGGCTGTCAATTTCTGCTTTGATGAGGGGCTGATTTTCAACGCTGCTCACGGTGAAGGCGGATCTGACACAACCGGAGCCCACATTTTTGTTCCGACAGAATTTGGCACAGACCTGATTCTGCTTCGCGAAGAATTTGGCCTTGCTCGCCAGTTGTTCAACAACGTGCCGATGTCCAGCGACACAAAGACCGAGCCTCGCCAGTTGTCCGGCCTGACTGCCTACTTTACTGCAGAAAATGCAGCGGCGACTGAGTCGACCATGTCATTCGATGACGTGACGCTGGTTGCCAAGAAACTGACAGCAATTTCCCGCCTGTCAAACGAACTGAACGCCGATGCCGCGATCAGTTTTGGCGACAAGCTTGTTCGCGAAATTGCCTATGCGTTTGCGTCGAAGGAAGATGATTGTGCGTTCAACGGTGACGGCACATCGACTTACGGCGGTATGGTTGGCGTTCGAACTCGCATGGACGAACTAACGGCCGGTACTGCTCCAGGATTGATTCTTGGAGCCGGCAACGCCTACTCAGAATTGACGCTTGCAAACTTTCAGGACGTTGTCGGTGCACTTCCACAGTACGCAGACGGTCCAGGCACTGCGTGGGTATGTCACAAGACATTTGCCCACACTGTCATGCAGCGTCTTGCGTTGGCGGCTGGCGGAACAACGGCAACGGAGATCATCAACGGCGTTTCGACGATGATGTTTCTTGGCTACCCAGTTCGCATCAGCCAGAAGTTTCCATCTGTTGCGGCCAATAGCCAAATCCCAGTGCTGTTCGGCAATTTCGCTCTCGGTGCAATGTTTGGCAGCCGCACAGGTTCCGAAACAATCGCGTTCAGCAGCGAGGCGACCGTGGGCGGAGAGTCAATGTGGGAACGCGATCAGATCGGCGTGCGAGGCACGGAACGGTTTGACGTTGTTGTGCACGACTACGGCAGCAATTCCACCGCAGGCCCGATCGTCGGTCTGGAAATGGCTGCTAGCTAATCGGCCGACAATGGCTTGATTTGCCCGCCGCTCATGTGAATGGCGGGCTTTTTCTGAAATCAATCTCTAAGGAGATCATAATATGTTGCGAGAAAGATTGGTAAACGATTCGCTGCTCATCGCTCCTCGATCGCAAACGAACAGCGCGACGACTACAGCAAACCTCGACACAAAGGGCGCAAATTACGCAACTATTCGCGTTGCGTTTGCGTCGGAGTTGAACACAAACGCGGTTGGTCCGACGCTTGTTTTGTCACAATCGGATGACACCGTTGTCACAAACTTTGCGACCATCGACACGCAAACCGGACTAGATCTTACGGCCGCTCGCGAAGTTCACTACGGCATCGACCTTCGCGGCAAAAAGCGTTACCTGCGATTGGCTGTGTCAACGGCAACGGCAACAAACGACAACGTCACGTATGCTGCTGTGGCAACGCTGAGTGATCTGGAAAACGCACCGAACGGAACGACGAGTGTCGCCGATACGGTGGTGTTCGCTTAATGTCGCAATACGGTTCAATCAATTATGTGGCTCATGTGCCTTGGCTTCAGGGAAAAGCTCACAACGTCTACACGCAATTTGGCGAGGACGGATTGATTGCAGCCTGTTTGCAACGAATCGGAGAAACCAACCGTCACTGCTTCGAAATCGGAGCAGCTGACGGGCGGTTTTTCTCCAACACTCTACTCCTGAGAGAACAGGGGTGGTTTGCTGTTCTGATTGAGGGCAATGAAAAACTGTTCGACGAACTGCAGGCAGAATATGGAACCGAGTCAACTTGTATCCATCGGCTTTGCAGTGATCTCGATTCTGTGCTTTGCGAAACAAATATCAACACGGAGCCGGACCTTGGGATCATCGACATCGACGGGCAGGATTACTGGATGTGGCACGATCTGCAAGACGTGCAGCCAAGAATAATGCTTGTCGAGATCAGCACGCAAGGAACATCGTCGCCAATTCCAAAACGAGGCGAACCATATCCTGCACAGGCCGGACTATTAGCGATTCAGTCGCTTGGAATTCAAAAGGGGTACACGCTTGTGGCCTCAACGTTCTGTAACGCTCTATTCGTCAAAGACTCATGCTTAAACTAAACATTGGAGCAGGCACTACAGTCATTCCGGGATTCACTCCCATCGATCGCAAGCTGGGCAGCGAGGCGTTTCCTCTGATCTATCCAGATAACTCGGTCGATGAGATTCGAGCAAGTCACATCCTCGAGCATTTCACTTTTGCGGACGCTCAAAAAGCTCTGCAGGAGTGGGCCAGAGTTTTGAAGCCGGGCGGACGAATTAGATTGGCTGTTCCTGATTTGGAAGCAGCCGCAAAAGCAGATCCAGACGAGTGGCCTTTTATCGTAATGGGCGGTCAGACGGATGAAAACGACATCCACCGCTCAGCGTGGAATGAAACACGACTAAAAGCCCACATGGAACATTTTGGGCTTACAAATGTGCGACGATGGGAGTCACCAAACACGGACACGGCAGCACACCCATGTTCTCTAAACCTCGAGGGCGTAAAGGGTGATGTCGCAGAACAGAAAGTGAACACGGTTAAGGTTGGAGCATACCTGACGCTTCCGCGATACGAAGCTGTCGCGGCCAGAACGGTTATCGAACAGGCATTGAGGCCACACAAAATCAACCTCACGACGACGCAGGGCGTTTTCTGGGGCCAGTGTATGCAGCGAATGTTTCAGGATGCAGTTGATAAGGACATCGACTGGATTCTGTCACTCGATTCGGATTCGCTGTTTACTGATAAACACGTCTCGCAGATGTTTGCGATTTTCAATTCGAATCCGCACATCGACGCAATGGCGGCTTTGCAGTGCCGGCGTGGGTCAAAATATCCACTATTGACGACTGGAACTGGCATTGAGGACGAACACGTTCAGATTGATGGCAAACCGTTTCGAGTCACAACAGCGCATTTTGGGCTGACGCTGATTCGTGTGTCAGCATTGCAAGAGGTTGAAAAGCCATGGTTTAAATCACAGCCGTCCGAAACAGGCGACTGGAACGATGACAGACTGGATGATGATATCTGGTTTTGGCATCAGTGGCGGCTGGCTGGCAAAAACATTTACGTGGCTCCGTCAGTTTCAATCGGGCATCTTGAGGAAACGGTTGCTGTGTTTGATGAGCAGATGCAGGGCAAGCACATTTACGTTCACGAGTGGCGAAAGGAAAACGGGCTGTGATTGTCTTACTCAAACCGTGGAACGGGTTTCCAGTTGGATTCGTGAACACGGTAATCGGTCGCGGAGCTGCAATGGAACTTGTTCGGCGTGGCATTGCTCGCTGGGCTGATGATCATGAAAACGAGGATGCGAAATGTACCCAGGCAAAACGACATTTAAAACAACCTCGGGGCCAACAACCGAACCGCTCACGCTCGACGAGCTTAAAACACGACTCCGAATAGGCGTTTGTGATTTCGACAGCGAATTGCAGGACCAATTGAAGGCGGCACGGCTGGCAGTAGAGACGGAAACAAATCGGCGATTGATAACGCAGACGGTCGAACTTTATTTGGAGGACTTTCCGGGGCAGTTTGGCGACATCGAAATCAGGTTGGCCCCAATCTCGGCAATTACACACGTCAAGTATTACGACCAAGACGACACTCTGCAGACCGTGACATCAACCAACTATTACGAAGACCTGACGACGACACCACCGAAGATCGCGTTGAAGCAGTCGCAACACTGGCCAGTGACTGAACTGTATCGGCCAAATAAGGTGATCATCACGTTTACGGCCGGATACGGAGCAGCAACAGCAGTTCCAGCGGCTGCAAAGTTGGCGATTGTGGAATACATCCGGTCGGTACGGTGCGGGTGCGATGGCATATCGGACAAATTCAAGCGGTTGATTTCGGAATTGAAGTGGACCGAGTATCAGAGGGTTTGCGTGTGATGAATTGCAGCAAACCACGAGACAAAAAAATTACGGTTCAAAAGCTAACCGGTCAAACGGCTGACGCTCATGGACAGGTTGATCAAACAACCGATGCAAATTGGGGCACGTATTGCACGGAGTGGTGTTCCTGCGTTTCAAAAGGCGGCCGCGAGTTTTGGAAAGTGCAGCAGGTAAACGCGGACACGGATCAGGCATGGACGGCACCGTGGAGCAGAACATTGCAAGGCGTGACGCCCGACATGCGGGTGATTTTTGAAGGCAACACTTACGAGATTCTGGCAGTTATTGACGTGAACATGGACCACGAGGAAATACAGATCCTGACACGGAGAAAAGTGCAGTGAGTTATCAAGTAGACATAAAGGCTCTACTGCGACGCATGGATGAATTGAGCAAAGCGGCAAAAAACAAGATCGGGAAAAAGGCAATTTCATCCGCCGCAAAGTTAATGGCAAACGCAATAAAAAAAGAGATTCCGTCAAAACAAAAGAGTGCAAGAAAGGCAATCGGGCACAGTTTCAAACGGCCGCGATCCGGAAAATACAAAGACATGATATTTGCCAAGGCGGGAGCTGGGGCAGGTATGAAAAAGGAAAGGCGAGCGAAAATGAACGCCGCTGCGGCGGGTAAAGATCGCAAGAAGAAAAAGGGCGTTGGTATTGGGGTGTCGAACGTAATGTGGCTGCTTGAAGGCACGGATAAGCGGTACACGGGAACGAAACGAAAAAATAGACGACGCAGAGACAACTCACTTGGTGGATTCAAATACGAACGAGTGACGACAGGCAAAAAAATCAAATACACAGGCCGAATGAAAAGGTCCGGAATTGTTCAAAGTGCTAAGGCCAAAGCATCTGCGGAGGTTGAGGCGGTTATGAAACGAGAATTTGTTGCTGGGATAAGGCGAGAGCTCGGAAAATCATGAAAGCTGGACTCGTATCACTACTGACAGCAGAAGCCACGATTACAGCAATCTGTGGCAGTCGCGTCTACGTGAACCGAGCCCCGCAGAAAGCGACGTTTCCGCATGTCATCATCACGCAAATGAGCAGCGAGGAAAACACGACGCTGGACGGCGGAAGCGGACAACTCAGGTTTTTGGATTTCGACATTGATTGCAAAGCAAAGTCCTCGGTCGAAGCCGAATCGCTGAGTAATGCAATAAGGACATACATCGACGACTACAGCGGAGCGGCTGGAAGCTACACGATTGGAGCAGTCGTGATGAACGATGAGTCAGATGATTATGAACCGCCGCAAGACGGTTCTGATGTTGGTGTGTTCGTTGTCACTTTGGATCTCACGATTCATTACAACACTTGAAGGAGCCTGAAACATGGCAAAGTTGAAAGTAAAAGGAACCGTTTTGTCGCTGGGTTCAGGCACAACATTCACGCCTGTGGCTCAGATTCGCTCTTTCGGTGTTGATGGTATGGAGACCGAAACATACGAGTCCCGAACCATCGACGGAACAGCAGGCATCGAATACGACCCGACCGGATACGTCGAAGGCGGTTCAACTACGTTCGACCTCCTGCACGATCCTGCACTTGCTGGGCATCAGTCTATTCATGACCTTGTCACATCGGCGTGCCTGAACACGGATGGCAGTGCGAACAAAACAAACTGGAAAATCATTTTTGCAAACACCGCATCGACAGAGATGACAATGGTGGCGGCCGGTGTCGGGTTTTCAATCACCGGCGAAATGAGCGACGGTTTGGCGGCCTCCGTGACGCTAAAGCACAGCGGTTGCCCTGTATTGCCTACCTGATGAGGTGCTGACATGAAGTGCCGAACAAATCGGAACATAGACGCCGACGCGAACTGCTTTCCGAGCTACGTCACAACAGCGGCAAATGGCAAAAAGATCATCGCGGCGGGTACGGTTATTTGCCGCGATGATTTTCCGCTCGCCGACTGCGTGGCGTTGGTACAAAACGGGCTCGCAACGCCAGAGGACGAGGAGTGCCGCTTGGCGTGCAATCGGACTACGTCTGAAATCGCAGCGGCAAAGGAAGCGATGGACAGGCTTTTGAGTGGCAAAGGCTTAATGGAAGATGACGACGAAGACGACGAAGAGGAGGACGACGAGTGACGCGGTCAATTGTGAGTGCTGACGAATTTTTGAATTCACCAGTAATGGATCGGCAAAAAGTCGACGTGCCCGTTCCGGAGCTGGGAGAAGGCAAGGTAATTCCAATTTGGGGCATGACTCCGCGAGAGCGTACGGAATGGGAAGACAAGCAAAGCCGATTGCCGAAAGACAAGCGTGCCGCGCACAAGTCAGAGATTCGTGAACGCATTTTGCTGGAATGCTGCCGAAACGATGACGGCGTCAAACTGTTTACAAGTGACCAGATTACTCGTCTCGGACAGCTTCGTGGCGATGTTGTCGAACGACTCGTGAATGTAGCTATGGAGCTTTCCGGATTCACCGGCAAAGACCTTGAGGACATCGTAAAAAACTCCGCAGAAGCCCCCGAAGGCTGACGGCACTTCGGTTGGCTGCACACGTCGCAAAGACAACAGACGTGGATTTGATGCTGTCAACAATGACTCACGCTCAGTTCGATGAATGGTGCGCCTTTGACATCATCGAGCCACTTGGTGAGCGTGGAACAAATGACATTCTTGCCAGATTGGCCGTGATGATTGCTTCTTACTTAGGGCAAAAGGAAGCAAAGGAATCCATGTTCGCATGGTGGAAAAAAGATTCGAGCGACAAGCCAGTTAAAGAGGACGTTGCGATTGCAATGCTGGAAATGATTGGCGGGAGGCGAACTGATGGCGTTTCTGGGTGATCTTATTGTGCGAATGGGAGCTAACGTGAATCCGTTCACGAACGCGCTCAAAAAAGCACAATCGATGACGAAGACGTTCAAAGATTCGCTAAGCGACATGCGAACGACAGCGGCGGTGTTTTCAAAGCTTGCTGCGTCGATCAAGGCCGTCAACAATCAAATGGATCGACTGGTGCATGTTTCGAAGGGAGCTTTAAACGCGACGCAAAATCTAGCTAAGGCTGAGCACGCCCAAGCTATGAACCGACTTCGTGAGCTGAAGATGATTCAGTCCATGCAAGAAAAGCCGCAACGTCGCACATCCATGCTCGACATTGCTGGCGGAATCGGGATTGCGTCGACCGTTCAGGCCGGACTTGGCAGTATCGTCGAGATGGCAAAAGCGACCGTCAATCTCGCTGCGGACGCCCAGACAGCACAAATTACCTTTGAGGTATTAACTGGCGATGCCGCCAAAGGAGCAAAGCTTTTCAAGGACATTGAAAAGTTTGCCGCTCGCACATCGTTCGATCTGGCATCTGCAGCCGATGCGACTAAAAGCCTGCTGGCAGCTGGCGTCGCAGATCAAGACGTGATGGACACGATGCAGTTGCTTGGCGATTTAGCAATGGGAGACGCGGTCAAACTTGGATTCCTGTCGAAGGCATACACGGATGTGATGAATAAAGGCAAATTGCAGGGGCAGGAAATTCGCCAGTTTGCAGAAAACGGCGTCGGATTGGTCGGTGCCCTCGCGGCGTCGATGAATAAGACCAATGCTGAAATTCTTGCAATGTCTGAGGCTGGCGAGATTTCTTTCAACGATATGAGAAAGGCGTTGGAGTCGCTAACAGGTCCGGGTGGCCGTTTCTTCGGCATGATGTCTCGCATCAACGAGACATTCACCGGGCAGTGGAATTCGCTAGTAGAGAACGTGCAAACGTTTGGTCGCGATCTCGGGGCTTTAGTGTTGCCAAAGCTGACGTCACTTGTGTCTGAGGGAAACAAACTGCTGCAGACGTTCAATGAAATGCCGAACAAGGCAAAGTTCATCGGTGATGTGTTCGAAGCATCAATGGACGTCGCATTTGAGATGATCAAAGACAAATGGGACGACATGCTCAAGTCGATGGTCCACAGGGCTATTAAAATCGATTGGATGAGAATCATCAATCCCGTTGGAGGGGCTGCAAAAGATGTAGCCGCTGCAATGGGCGAGCGAGAAGGGGCTGCAAATCTCGGGGCAGCGCAACAAAGGCTAAATGGATTGCTGGCAAAGCTAAAGCCAGCACAAGCACCTATAGAGGCACCGTTTCAATGGCAAGGACCAAGAGAGCCCGGTTTTGCTGCCGGCGTTTTGCGAAACATGAAACCGAAATCTGCCGACATAGCAACAGCATTGGGGAAGATGTTTACAGCTATTGGAAAAGATCCCATTACGGCCTCAGTCATGAGCGGTGCCAGCGGAATGCTTGACCGTGCAAAAATTCAGGCAGGTGCAATTGCCGGCACGTTTTCCAATTGGTTTAACTCGCCAGATTGGGACAAAGAAAAGCAGCAATCACATCCACAACTTGCCGGAGCCATGCAGCAAGGCTCGCAGGAAGCCTACAGCACGTTGGTGCAAAACATGCTGACACGCAGCACTGATCCAATCGTGAAAGCCACACAGGAGCAAACAAAGCAGTTGGTAAAAGCGTGGACGAAAAAAGCTGTCGGTGAAAAATACGTGGCACTGATGTCGATGCCGGGGGGAATGTAATGACGGCAACGCTGAAAAAGGAATTGGCCGAAGGCAGATCAGCTCGCAATAGTCGTGGCGTGCGAACCTATACCAGAGTGTTTTGGGTTGAAACGACGTCCGACAATGACGGGCCTTACACAGTCGGGTCTGCTTCAGGCTTGCCGCTAATCGGTTCCGTTCATCCAGATGATTCTGGAGCATGGTGTACTGATCTTGAGGTGCAAAACACCAATCCGTGGAAGGGGTGGACCGTTACCGCTCAATACTCAACTGAGCGTGAGTTGTCAACGACGCCGACAAATGACCCAGCAATCATCACATGGAGTTCTGAGCAATTCCAGCGTGTTGCAGCGTTTGATAAAAACGGAAACGCCATTGTCAACTCTGCTGGCGATCCGTTTGACCCACCAAACATGATGGACGATTCACGAAGAGTTGTCAGCGTGACAAAAAATCTGAGTGCAGTTCCTTCATGGATTTTGACATACCAGGACGCGGTCAACTCCGATTCATTCACCGTTGACGGCATCACAATCGGCGTTGGCCTTGCAAAGATGCAGAGCGTCACAGTCGGCGAAGAGCAGTCCCGAAACGGCACGGCATTCCGCACAGTCAATTTCATTATGCACCTGCAAAAGTCTGGTTGGTTGCTCGAGCCATTAGACGCTGGATTTCGCGAGATTGACTACACATCCAGTTCTCTTATTAACATCCTAAACCCCGGCGATGGTGAGCGGCCATCGGCTCCAGTCCCACTCGATGGTGCAGGCCGGGCATTAGCAGAACCATCGACGACAAACTGCGTGTTTCTGTCGTTCAGCGTTTACGAAACCAAAGCATTTTCATCCTTGCCGCTGAGCTAATCTATGGACGGCAAAGACATTGTCGAATGGACAAAAAAAGCGATTGATGAGCAGGGGAAGCTCAATCGTGAAGTCATTCGACGCATGAAAAATGAAGGGCCGCACAGAGCTCGCTGGCAGTTTCACGGCGGATCGGGCGGCGGGCATACAATATGGTTTACAATCTCAGATGTTCTTTGTCCTGATACTGACTACGTCACAGAAACGACGCTCGTCGTAACGGCTACCTGGTACGCTGCCGGATGCCGCAAGACTCCACCTGGCGCAAACAACGATGGCACGTATTACGTTTACGACATTTGCAATTACTTGAGCGGGCTTACACCGACGGATTTGGCTGGGACCGTTGGCCGGGCGACGTATCATTATCCACTGACTGGCGATTGTGAACCACGGTGGCTGATTGATGACCTATGTGCGCAGCCGGAGTGCTAATAGATGCCTCCGCGTTATCTTCGCAAGCGATCTCCAGACAAACTCAAGCCATGCTCAGAACGCATGGTTGAAGCGTGCGATATTGATCCTGCGGACCAATGCTGCGGAGCTATACCATGCCGACTGTGTCTCGAATGGGAAACCTACGCTGACGGAATTTCCTATGGTTCGGCAAACTTTGCGACGTCCTCATGGACGGGCACTGTCGGCGGAATAACGTTCGTCTCATACTGGGAACGAAACTACGACGACGAATGCGAGTACGTAGTCACATTCGACGGCGAAGAAGTCTACCGTGCGACGTGTTACGAAGGTGCCAGCTGTCGAGATCCGGCCGGCGAAGTTGCGGTTTCGATCCAGTACCTTGAAGGCACTTTGCGATGGTCAAAATATGACGATCGTGAACTGCCATTGATCGACGATCCCGACACCGGTTGCCGAGATTTTTTCTGTGGAAACTGCCGATGCTCATGCCACGCTGTATGCGTCGACGTAAGCGAAGTGATTTACTCGGACTTCACCGACACCTATAGCGGCGAACTGCAGGACGTTTCCTACAGTGATTGTGATCCGCCAGTCTGGGCTGGAACTGTCGGAAACTTTGATATCAGTTTGGCACTCGGGCGCGATGCTTACGGCCAGTGCATCGTAACACCAACAATCGACGGCAACGAACAAAGCCCGGTTCAGGTCACTGGCTGTGCGGATATGTCCGGAACTGTTGAGCTTGAAGACGGTACGACGTTTTCGTTTCGCTGCAAACAGTGCGACTGTGCTACGGTTGTGGGGGATTGCATTTGCGGGCGGCCGATGGGCGAGACGTTGACTCTGCTTTTTGCATCGGCAAACGCTCCAGCGACCGTGCATCAGATGACGCTGCAATACGGGCAAGTCAGCGAGCCAGAAATTGAATGCTCACCGTTTTCGCCGGGACCATTTCCCGCCTATCGCGGAACGTTCACCGGTGTTCTGGCAATACCGATGGGGGGAAGTCGCACCGAAACCCTGGAGGTAATCATGGTTTGTGCTTGCATAAACTGTGACCTGTGCGTTTACTACAGATTTGGGTCGACAGGAGTTTGGTGTCAGACGGATGTTGTTCGCACTGACTGCGCATGCCCGGCACTGCTGACAGTCGGCACATTTTCGAACCCAACGTGCGATGCTTGGAGCTATCAAATTTCGGATATCACGATCGTTGAGCAGGAAAGTAACTGTTAATGCTCAGACTTATCGGCGTCCTGTTTATCGCGATCCTCGCACAGTTCCTTGTGCATGGCTGGATGCGGTTTTCGCAATCCAGTGGCGATCATGCAGTACAGGCATGGAAAGACGAAATCGACCGATTAGCGAGGAAAGCCAGTCGTGAGTGAGTGCCAGTGCGAATTGTCTGGATTTTGTACAGTGAGAAACGTCGCGCTGAAGCCGACGATGCAGATGATTTGCAGAGCCAACAAGCCACGAGTTGACGCAATGCTGAGCGGTGAACCGTGGGTAAATCCGCAGGCGAAGAAAGGCCCGCAGCGTCGATCATGCAGCACAACAAAACGTGGTCGATGTGATTGCTCAAACCTTGGAACACTGTTGCTGGCAGCGATACAGGCAGAAACTGGCAGGCCGGTATCGTGCGGCACTTGCAAAACATATCTGCAGTCACTGAACAAAACCACCGCACACGACCACGCTGCAATTGTGCAGAAGCTCTACGCGGAAATCTCATGGCCCCCTGAATGGAGAGCATTGCACGGCGACAAGGAAGGGCAACGGAAACGCATCAACGAAATCGTCTCGACGGCGCTGGAAGCAGCCACGACGACATGCGAGACGCCACGACCAAAACCAGTACGCCGAACAGCAAGCCGGGGCGTCGGCAGTGCATTTGTCGCTGGAACCGGCCCGACACGTTTTGTCCGGTCCTCGCAGTTCCAGTTCGATATTTTGAACCTGATTGCAAAGATTCCGCCGGACGTGACGGCGATTGCAGGCGTGGCACGATCAGGGCTCAGCGCCGCAACGATGCTCAGCATGTATTTGCATCTGCCAATGGTAACGATTCGGCAGACGATGAATGACGTGGTTCAGACCGGAAACGGTTGGCGATTGGGCGGCACAAAACACGTCAATCCGCAAACGGAAAAGATTCTTGTCGTCGATGACACTGTCATGACTGGCAACAGCCTGAAGGCCATTAAACCGCTGATCGATCGTGAGTTTGGGAACGCTGTCTATGCTGCGGTGTACGTCAACCCAAAAGCATTGCTCAAGCCTGATATCTGGTCCGTTGATTTGCCTTGGCCGCATATTCTCGAATGGAACGTGTTCAACTCGATTCTGTCACCATCGGCGGCGATGGACTTCGACGGAATTCTGTGTCACGACTGCCCACCCGGAAGCGACGACGACGGGCCGAAGTATTTGGAGTTTATCCGCAACGCTAAACCGCTTTACATGCCGCGCCGATGCCCGATTCCGCTGATTGTTACTGCACGGATCGAAAAGTACAGGGCCGACACTGAAGACTGGCTGAGGCGGCACGGCATCCGCTGGAATCGGCTGATAATGCACCCAGCGGCAACACTGGCCGAGCGACGACGTGACGACATTGCGGCGTTCAAGGCCCGACATTACGCAGAGTGGGCGGCAAAACACAGAGCAATGCCGGGACCACATATTTTTTTTGAGTCTGAAGATCACCAAGCCCGTGAAATTGCAAGACTCTCAAAGCTGTTGACGATTTGTCCGCACACCGCAGGATGTTATTGATGAACCGAGACGAAACGATTCGACAGTGCTATCAAGTGCCAGGGCAAATGTGGCCGACCGAGTTGGGCTGGCTTTACGACACTATCAGCCAGTCCAAAAGCCACGCAGAGATTGGCACGTATTGCGGGCGGTCATTGCTGGCGAGCTGTTCTGGGATGGCTCCGGGGGCCGGAGTTGTCATTGTTGATGACGGGAGCCTGTGGCAGCACAAACTGTGGGTAAAGACTGTTCAGGACGCAACCGTTGATCTGCTACCAGATCATGTGTGGGTGAAGAACTTTGCAATGCACTCAATCGACGCCGCGCGTGAGTGTCAGCGGTTGGGGCACAGGTTTGATTCGATCTTTATTGACGCGGACCACAACTACGCGGAATGCAGGGCCGACATTGAAGCGTGGCGAGTGTTGCTGAAGCCCGGTGGATTGATGTGCGGGCATGATTACTGGACTCAAGACGTTGGCGTGATGGACGCTGTCAATGAGGTGTTCGACGGGCGGCACAGTGTTGTGCCGGGAACTCGCATTTGGTTTTACAAGGAATCATAGTTACGGCCCCGGCGTCATGAACCGGACCAACGCAGTCTGGGAAGGGCTATCCTCGATCGGGGGTAGCTCGCTGCGTTTCCGGATTTTCAAAAAATCTTTGAAACACTCTATTGCATAGCGTACGCACGGACGATATAAATAACCAAGTCGAACGCAACGCAACACGCAAACAAGGGGATGAACGATGGTCACAATCAAGCGACAGGCAGCTCCAGAACTTCGCGGTTATCCAAAGAACGGAAACGTAGACACGCAAGCGATGGCGTATCGGTGGCTTGTGTTCAACAATGCAAAGCTTGTTGGAAGTTTTACAAGGCTGAAAGACGCCAAGGGATTGGCATTGGAGTTCGGATTCACAAGGCCGATCATTTCACGATAGCTCAGGCAAGCCCGATAGAACCGAAGCGGCTGGACGGGACACAGGTCAGCCGCTTCATTTTTGGAACGTAACAATGAACCCCCTTCAAACCACAATCGCCACCCGCGCTGAATCGCTCGGCCTATCCTCCTACGAGATTTCCAAGCGTTGCGACGGCAGCCCAAACAAGGAAGCGGTGCGGCGATATGTAACAGGTCGGTCTGACCTGGAATCTAAATACGTCGCGAAAATCTGCGGCGTGCTGGGGCTTGAGTTGCGGGTGGCGAAAAAATCCAAAAAGACCAGTTGACAGCGTACGCCACTACGCTACACTGTGCACGTCGAGAGCAAGACGCGAAACAAGCTCAGGTGATCGAACACCAGGGAAAAATCGACGGGTGGTTTGTCCTACCGGAATAGAGACAGACAGTCGACCGCTAAAAGGCAAACCGTAGCCAGTCCTTCCGAGGGCTGGCTTATGGCGATAATGTCACACGGTCAGGTGTGATTTTGTTGAGTGTGTTCCGGGCTGTAAACCCGGATAGCAGAGCCCGCCGCAAGTCTGACCGCTTGCGAGCGGGTTTTGTTTTTTGGAGTCCGAAATGTTCACCAACGATAGCAGGACGGAAAACTTCCTGACTGCAATGGGTATCAAATATGAGTATCTTTT